CATTGAAGCAGCTACAAATGATTGGAGTAAACATAACTCTGATTTCAGCGTTAAGTCCTCCAAAGTTCGCGACCTTCCTCCGTTGACTCAAGAGCAAACCCTTTACGGGAGAGGCTCTTGCCAAGGTAAATGTAAAGAAATATTGTATTTCTCCTATAAAATGAGAGTCACAGATCCGATTTCTCGGACTATGGCCTCAATAGGATTAATCAATCCTTCTACGGTGGTGTGGGAGTTAATTCCATTTAGTTTTGTTGTCGATTGGTTTTTACCAATTGGCAATTTTCTTCATGGATTATCTGCCCTCACCGGTACATCTACCCAGCAGGGATGTTACGGTTACGTGCAGCGCATGGATTATACCATGACTTCAAGTAACTCTAGAACTGATCTGAAACTCATCCGAAAAAATGACTATTTTCGACGATGGGCTATGAACAGTTACATCCCCGGTCCAGTCAACGTCTTGAGATTAAAACCTCTAGCCGAACTGGTGAATGCTGATAAGGCGGTAACATCACTAGCGCTACTCACGAAAGTTTTCACTAATCGTGCGTAGTTTTTCTAAAACCATTTCTCATAAGGAGAAACTGTATGTCTGCAGCAGCAGCAATTACACTCAACGATGGTCAAGCGACCCCCGTTGCAGTGACTTTTAATCCCGTTCGTGTAAAAGATGATCTGGTAGTCTACCAGAACACCTCCGCGGCTACTATTCTTGAGCGTGAACAAATCACACTCTCGAATCGTCTGCCTAACGGCGCAAACGGAAACTACAAGGCCACGTTCCGTGTTCGGATCCCTGTGCCGGAAACGCTGTCAACCGATTCTAACGGTTACACAGCTCAGCCGAAAGAAGCTTATGCGCTTACTTTCGATTGCTCCGTAGTTATTCCTAACCGAGCTTCAAGCGATGAGATCTCTGATCTCATTGCTTTTGCTCAGAATGGTCTGGCTCATGCCGTGGTAGAAGGTCTGATGGATACTTCGGACGGTCTCCCTTACTAAGGGGACTGAATGAATATATCCAAATGGACTATTCTATTGCGGCTAAGCTCTTCCTTGCTGTTTTGGGCGGCATTGCTTCTGCTTTTGGCGTTTGCCAATTCAGCAGCATGACTGCACAAAACTACGAGGAGACCATTGAACTTCGGAAGGAAACGCTCGAACGAGCGAATGCCGAGCCTTGGGAACTTTTCCCCGAAGAGTGGTTTAATCAACCCTCTGACGTTGAAAAGGACTTGAGGATAGGCATTCCACCAAGGAACTCAAAATCATTTGAGGTCTTTGATGGTAATCCTGAGTTGGGCAAAGAAATTGTCCCAATTCGTTCCGCAGTTTAGGATTGTATTAGGTCTTTCGACCTTAACTTAACTTTGGAGTAATAACGATGAAGAAGATCCAGAAGGATTTTCTGCTTGCCAACTATCGTTGCAAGCGACGTGATTTATCTTTCGATAAACTCGTCACTAGTATCGGCCCGTTCTTTGAACGAGTGGATACTCCGTTCAGCCTTGGCTTGTGGTTGTGTCTGAAGTATGGAGACTATAAAAGTTTCCTTACTGCGCCTCTTGATCCAAATAACTATTTGGATCCTGAGGTATTCAAACACGACTATCAATGTCATAAGCTGTTGTCGAAGTATCCCGACTTTCCGCGTATCTTCGATACTAAGAAAGAAGCGATGCAGGCGTTCATCGACGCTGAGATAGCCTGTAAAGAGACAAATGACTTTTTTATTGACTCCCCCTTGGGTTCCCTTGGGGGCGCTGTAACGCAGATAGTCCTTTCTGCGAAGCGAAAATAGCCAATATATTAGGTCCTTGTCCTGATTTACAGCAACTATCTTTCCGGTTTGGACCCGGGAACAACGTTGGCTTGAAGAAAACAACAAGTGTATTCGACAAGTTAAACGTGACTCCTACAGTCACACCGGCTCTAGTACCGATAGCACAGAAACTGCTCTCTGAAAGAGCAGCCTGGGCTCACCATTTGTCTAAGACAATGGAGCTTCCATCCACTCGTGCAGATCTATTCGTAGATCTCAAAGTGGTGAAAGGATCGGAGCTAGGTTTCGTACCTAAGTCGGCGAAGACTGATCGACCTATTTGTACTGAACCCTTGATGAATATTTATATTCAAAAAGGAATAGGTACCTATATTAGATCGCGCCTTCGTAAAAATGGATGCGACTTGAATAATCAGAACACAAATGGTACTTTAGCAAGATTAGGTTCCATAGATGGCTCTTTAGCCACTGTGGATCTTAGTTCTGCTTCAGATACTATTTCGTATATGACTGTTCTTGAATTGCTTCCATCCGATTGGTTTGACTTAATGGATAAGGCGAGAAGCCGCTTTTACTCATATGAAGGTAAAACGTACTCTTTTGAGAAGTTTTCCTCGATGGGTAATGGCTTCACATTTGAGCTTGAAAGTTTAATCTTTCTCGCTCTCGCTCGCGCCACCTGTTCCTTTTTAGGATTAAGTGGACGGAACGTGAGTGTCTACGGAGACGATATTATCGTCCCTGTAGAAGCCTATACCATGTTATCGCAAGTTTTAGAATTTTGCGGTTTCACTGTCAACCAAATGAAATCCTTTCACAACGGTCCCTTTCGGGAAAGTTGTGGTTCAGATTTCTTCTTAGGTAAGGATGTTCGTCCGGTATACTTGAAAAAGAGTCTCAGTAATGAGGTCCTTATGTCATTATGCAACCGTATCTTCCGGAAAAGTCATTTAAATGACCCGAAAGAACGCTTGCTTTATAACATATTCAAGTATCAAATCCCTAAGGAATATCATATCCTTAAGGGGCCGGACGGATATGGCGACGGTCACTTCGTCACTGACTGGAAACCGAATAGGTCTCCAATGTTGCGACGTCGTGGCTGGGAAGGAGCTGAGTTTAAAACCTTAGCTTCTTCTCCAACAGCCATATCGAGTTCCTTCAGAGCTGCTTATCCGACTCTTCTTTATGAGTTGGAAAACAGAACTGAAAGCGCCTTTTCTCATAGCGAAGAATCAGGGCATACCAGAAATGGTAAGTTCCTTATTCAACGCCGTGGAAAGACTCGAACTGTTCTTAGAACAGTAGTCTACCACTCCGGAAGGAATGAGAATCGGAATTATCTAGACCGGCAGGGTCGCTCTATCACTCTCCTAGAGGTGATTGGGGCTTCCCTACTGAGGTAGATAATTTTCGTCATCCACCGAAAGTGTCAATCCGTGACACAAAGCTGGGCGGTTTTAACCCGTCTTTTCTAGGGATTTCAACCTAGAT